ACCTGCAAATCTTGTATTGATCGGGAATACGAGTCAACGCTCAAACCTAGGCGAAAGATTCCATCGCATATCGCCCATCAAATTTCCGAACGGCGCATGGCTGAGGAGGCAACATCCAACTGGATGATGATTCCTTGTCCTCAATGCAACCAAGAGCGGAAGGTTTTGACGGAGTCACTCTCTCGTGGATTTACCTGTGATCGCTGCGGGTTCACTGCACAATAACCTAGAAAGTCAGAAAGGGAAAATAATGCCTGAAATTACTGTGAAGGTCGATGCCAGAGAGTTCATCCCTGGCCAAAAGAAAGTCTATAACTGGAAAGAAGAGCTCGTCTTGGTAACCACCGTTCAATCTAAGCTCAGCATGTTTCGTACCTGTCTTAAAGAATTCGGACGTTGTACCGGAGTCATTTCTCTCGGGTGGACTTTTGAAGGTCGCTTGGTCGCCGACGACGGATCCGTTTCCTGGTTTGAAACAAAAGTCACAATTATTTCCGGAGCAACTCCCGTTCCTGGGTTCATTCTTAAATAATGGAGGCGGCAATGAGTGATAAATTTCAGTGGATTCGTGTTGGAAATACTGCGGAGCTTCCTCCGATCAACGAACCCATCCTCGTTAGATTTGCAGATGGTGGTGATGTCAAGACTATTGCCTTTTTCGACGGCGAGACATTTTGGACGGACGCTTGTACGGAAAAGCTCTATTATACTAAAGCTACACTCAGAACGCCCATCAACGATTGCTACGGCCCCGTGACTCACTGGGCCGAGATTCCTGGTACGATGTCACCACTTATTCAGATAGAAAAATATGACCTGTTACCAGGCATTATTCAAGCTTTGCACGAGGCCTCCGAAGCTCTCGAGAATCGCCAAGGCCCAAACGACTATGAACCTTTCGATCGTATCTACCAGGCAACTGTTAGGAAATTTATTGCAGAACTTGCCAAGCGTGGCGATCGCTGCGCCGAGCTCCTCGAGCTCATGTACAATTTACCGAACGGCTATAAAAATGATTGACTCCGATTTTATTGAGTCGCGCATTGCAGGAATTCCGTGCCTGATCGAGGTGACATCATTCCTGGACGTCAAACCTTGGAAAGGTAGTGCGCAAAATTGCCCATCTGATCTGGATTATTATGGGTACATTGAGATCGAGTTTACCGTCAGGGACCGCAAGGGATATCCAGCAGATTGGCTCCAGCGTAAAATGAGCCAGGCTGATGAGGATAGGATTCACGACGAAATTATCATGAAGAAAGACCGGGAGGACTGGGACCGATGAAACAAGATATTAATTATGTACTGGTGTTGACAATTCTTATCCTGGCCGCATGTACCCTGGTTTTAAACTCCAGGCTCGGCCATATTCAAAGCGCGCTTGCCATTGCGTCGTCCAGGAATACCGTCTGTAACGAAGCTCTCGCGACGATCAGGAACGATCTTGCCAGGGCGAATGATCTCTTGACCAGTGCATTTGGCCATGAGGTTCCGGTTAGCTTTGAGATGAATCACCTGGATGTTACCGCGACGGCTTACACGGCCAGGGAGGAGGAGTGCGATTCCACTCCGTGGGTCACCGCTGATGGAACACCATCCAGGGTCGGCGTATTGGCCGTCTCCAGGGATCTTCTCGCAAAATACGGTTTGAGGATGGGCCAACGTGTGATCGTCGAAGGTTTTGGATTGTTCGAAATAAGGGATAAAATGAATGCCAGGTATACGAAAAGAATCGACCTGTTACACGCCAACCTGAAAGCCGCAAAGCGTTTCTCGCCACGAAGTGTCAGACTCACCTGGATCATGACCTGAAAGGAGCTTTATCAAATGGCTGTTTGTTTCCATTGCGAAAATTGTGGGTATGAGGAGTGCAGTACCGGCGTCGATGAATGTCCGTGCTGCGCCTGGTCTCCTGGTGACGACCTCAGGCCCGTCGAGGAGGATGGTTGTGAAGACTGACAATGATGGACTGGTCCTGTGCCTGAATCGTTCATGCTTGCTCAAGGGCGATTGTCTTCGGTGGTCGTCAACACAGGAAAATGCCGTTTACCAGTATTTCAAATACCACGACGCCATAACATGCGATCACTTTTATCCTGCACGGCACAAGATACCAGGTTGATGATCATAAAAAATCATCTGGAGGAAAACCATGGACCAGAAAACTGTGAAAGTTTCATTGTGCAACCAGGAGTTGATCGACGAAAACCTGGTTGAATTTATCAATATCGAGGAGGATATCCAGGGGCGTGACATTATGACGTTCCGGTGTCCATTGTGCGGCCTGGAGCATCGGAGCTACCGTGTCAGTTAACAAAGAAAGTGAGTAAGAAAAATGACGCAACCCACAAGATGGTATGACATGACACCAGAGGAACTGACCGCCTGGAAACGGTTGGTTGTCGAAACGGTACCGAACAATGGCAAATGAAAAGACGTATCGATCAAAAATTGTGAAAGCACTCCGGATGATTCCAGAGTGCGAATCCATGTCCGTTGAGAATGCATGCCTGCCAGGAACGCCGGACATTAACTTCTGTTACAAAGGGAAGGAGGGATGGATCGAGGTCAAAGTCGTCGATCACTGGCCAGTACGGCCAACAACCACGTTGTCGGTCGCCAAATTCAGCCCGCAGCAGCGTTTGTTCTTCAGACTAGGTGCAACAGCAGGGCGGAGTGTGTGGTTGGTCATATACTCGAAAAAAGAAAAAGAGTACCTGGTCCTGGCGGGGTTGGATGCGATGGTCATTGATCAAAGAACAAAAGCCCACGCTTTTGAGCTCGGTCACGTGGCAAAAAATGTTCATGGACTCATCGAACAATTGCTCGATACATTATCCTAGGAAAGGAGGCAAAATCCATGGTTAAGAAAAAAATATCTGTAAAATCGACGAAGACCGGCACCGACCTGGTCGAGGTTTTTACGACGGACGATGTTCAGACGATGCGATTTCAGAGCATGATCAACCAGCTTTACGGCAGGTCAGCAACGTGTTGCGTTGAGGACGTCAAGGCCAAGAAGCCACCCACCCCAAGGAAAAAGAAAGACGAGTAATTCGACCGCAACCCAACAACAAAGAAAAGTGAGGAGGTATCATGGCTAAAAAGCCCGGGAAAAAAGTAATGCGTGCCAAGATGGTCTGCACCAGGGTTGAAGACACCCTGGACGGCGAGACCAAGGTCGCTGAACAGCAAATCTTCAATGCAGTCTGTTCTGACGATGCCGGAGATTTCGATGAAAATGGGTATAACGAGAACAATTCGTTCGCCCTGTTTACACCAAGCGGTGTCATCAACCTGGATGTTCGAAACCCGGATCTGTTCGGGAAAATCGCCCCTGGCGACGAGTTTTATGTCGATTTCGTCCAGGTTTCAAAAAAGCCGGTTGTGAAAGATGGTGATGATAAGGAGTAAATAGCCTTATTTCACACCACGTAAGTCAAGGTCCTGGTTCTTGTAGCCAGGACCTTTCTTTATTTAGATGCGTGGCTATTGTGTAGCATGTGGTGTGAGTATACACAATATAATGGTAAAAGGTATCAGGAGTATCACTTCTACGCGCGCGAGGCAATTTCGAAAAAAAATTTTTTTCTTGGAAATCAAAATGAAGTGATACCTGATATCTAATGATTTTTTGAAGATATATTTAAATGATATCAATGGTTTATGGGTATCAAAACTGGTATCACTAGTCATCAATCTAATGATATTTTGACCTAGATTTTTAGTTATTCCAGGTAGATAGGTGGTATCAGGTAGATGTATAAAGCTCGGGGAGTCTTTTTTGTTCAATTTTCAAGGTTCATGGAATGTTTCATTTTTCGCGTATAGAGTCGCGTTGGGTTTACTTCTGGTGGATCCAGGTCTAATATTTCTTGGTGTTTTTGTAATATTAAATTGTGGAAAAAACTTCGAGGAAAAATTATGTCCGAGAAACCAGCTCCGAAAAAGAAGAAAGAGAGTCGAACTCCCACTGTTTCGAAACCCCTGAAGCCCAAGAAAGAAAAATCTGGGCGTGGTCCTGGTCGCCCTCCTGGAACCCCAAATCGAAAAACCCTGTTGGCCAAGGAGCGTCTCCTGGAACTTGGTTGCGATCCTGAGGAGTTCTTGGCCCTGGTAATGACTGGCAAAGAGCCATCCCTGGCGCCGAACCCGGTCCTTGTCTTTTTGCGTGAAATCCATAACGATCTTCCAAAGGGCGACGGACCTCCTCGTGATGTCTGGGATAAGATTATGGAAATATGTGAACGTGAGCTTGGTTATGGGGAGGCCACCCTGGATCAGCGCATCAAGATTGCCATTGATTTGATGGGGTACTGTCGACCGAAATTGAAATCGGTTGAATTCCAGGGTAAGCTTGAAACCCCAGACCTGGCATCCCTGGCTGCAGGAGCTCGAGAACTCCTGGCCGCTAAACTTGACCAGGGAGTTAAGACGATTGAAGTCGCCAGCGAAGAGCTTGAGCGCGGATGAGTGCGGTCACCGTTATTCCTAAATTGAGGGACCTTGATCCAGGTTTCGTTGACGAGTTCCTGGATTCGTTATCTGATGAACAAGCCCTGGCAATCCTATACTCCTGGGAAGAGTGGGCCAGGCCAGAACAATTAGCACCACCAGGATCGTGGCGGTATTGGTTGATCCAGGCCGGACGTGGTTTTGGAAAAACCAGGGCGGGCGCCGAATGGATCCGTGACGAGGTTACTAACCATAAACGGCAGCGAGTTGCTCTTATTGGACGGACCGCTGCTGATGTTCGTGATACCATGATCGAAGGCGAATCTGGATTATTATCTGTATTTCCTCCATGGCAAAAGCCCAAGTATGAACCATCAAAGCGAAGAGTCACGTTCCATACAGGGGCGATCGGTATCGCTTATTCCGGGGAAGAACCAGACCAGCTCCGTGGTCCTCAGCACGATCTCGGTTGGTGTGATGAGCTTGCAGCGTGGAAGTATGAGGATGCCTGGGATCAATTCCTGTTTGGGCTTCGTATCGGGAAAGATCCCAGGTGTTGTATCACCACGACACCCAGACCAGTCAAAATTATTCGTGATCTCTTGAAAGACGTGAATACGATCGTCACAAGAGGATCCACTTACGATAACGCACACAACCTGGCTCCAGCTTTCCTGGATGCTATCGTCAAGAAGTACCAGGGAACAAGGATCGGTCGCCAGGAGTTGAACGCCGAACTTCTTGAGGATAACCCAGATGCGTTGTGGCAACGTAAGAATATAGATGACCACAGGCTCCATAAAATTCCGGATGGTGTTAATCTAACGCGCATAGTTGTTGGCGTTGATCCTGCCGTCACCAGTAACAAAAAATCCGACGACACTGGAATCGTGTCAGCGGCAAAAGGTGATGATGGCCATTATTACGTCCTGGCAGACGACACGATGAAGGACACACCAAAAAAATGGTGCGAGCAAGCGATCAAATCGTATCATACCTGGGAGGCCGACCGGATTATTGGTGAGGTTAACAACGGAGGAGACCTGGTGCAAACCGTTCTCGAAAGTATTGATCATGAGATTCCATATTCAGCGGTCCGGGCATCTCGTGGCAAAGCCGTTCGGGCTGAACCCATTTCTTCACTATATGAAAAGGGTCTCGTTCACCATATCGGAAATTTCGCATCCCTGGAAGATCAGATGTGTGATTGGATGCCAGGTGAAAAATCCCCTGATAACATGGATGCCCTCGTTTGGGCGTTGACCGAACTCAGCGAATCAACAGACGTTCTCGTCGCTTAAAGGAGATAAACCTTGGCACTTATCATTCAAAACAATTGGCCATTTTTGCAGTTCTCAAAGAGAAACCAGGCGATCGCCGATCAATATATGGTGAAGGTTGGGCAGCCGGTCTGGTCAGATATGTCTATTCAGAAAGCTGTCAAGGAGGGATATAAAAAATCAGGTTGGGTCTATCGCGCCGTACGCCTCCTGGCCGACGCCACGTCATCCGTACCGTGGTCAGTTTATACTCCAGACGGTGAGCCGATACCGGAGCATCCGATTACGCTACTCATGACCAAGCCGAATCCACGAGTCTCCCGGCAGATGCTATTTGACTTGATGACATCCTGGATGGCATTGACTGGGAACGCCTATCTGATCCCAGTGCGTCTTAACGGCGGACAAAATACAACTGAGCTGTGGCCAGTCTCCCCTGACCTCCTGAAGCCAGTACCAGCGACGGACCCGGTTGAGTGGGTCAAGGGATATGCTTATGGAGAAGGTACCGCCGTCAAATACCAACCTGATGAGGTTTATCATTTCCTGTTCCCCGACCCATCAGTACCGATCATAGGTATCGGTCCTCTCCAGGCAGCATCAAAAGCCATTGACGTTGATGTTGAGCAGCAATCATGGCAGCAGGCAGCGCTTCAGAATCGAGGCGTGCTTGATGGTGTATTCAGTTTCAAGCGGGAGTTCAAACGACTTGAGGACCTGGAAGAGATTACCGAGAAACTCAATAAAAAGTTCAGCGGAAAAGATGGTAAGCGAATTGCTGCCGTCGGTTCTGAAGCTACCTATAGCCGCATCGCCGCAACCCCTGAGGAAATGAACGCTCTTGAGGGTCGGCGATTCACCAGGGAGGAGATATTCATTATCTTCGGGATCCCTCCACAGCTTGCTGGTGTCATGGAGCAAAGTACATACAACAACTACCAGGTGGCGGAACTCATTTTCTGGTTGAATACCGTCGTGAGTTACTTGGACAATTTCAAGGACACTTTGAATTTTGCCTTGGCTGCTGAGCTCGGGGATAACGTGCTGAACTACTCCTTAGCGAAAGTTCCAGCCATCCGCAGAGCTCAACTTGATCGCGTTAAGTCTGGAAAGTTCCTTGCCGATATGGGCGTGCCCGTTGAGAGAATCAATTCCATTCTCGATTTGAATATCGAGGAGTATCCTGGTTGGGATAAATCTTTCAGAGCAAGTAACTCGACGTCCAGGGAATCAGAGTCATCCAAGGAGGACGAATGAACAGAGGTCAGGAATAGAGCTCAGAGCTGACGGTGAAGATTTTGGAGAAGCCCAGGAGCTGGAGGCGATAACGTTTTCATCCAATTATGAGAGTCTTCTCAAGGACCAACGCCAGAAGGTTTTTAATGCCTTGGATTCAGGTCATGACATCCAGGGTGTTATTGAAAACGATCGCGAGCTGTGGATAAAATTACTGACTGAGCATTACCAGGCCACGGGCTTCAAGTTTGCTGATCGCATCATCCTTGATTCGCGTGGTTTTGATGAGGACGTCGTTGCTGAAATCGACGGTTACCTGGAGCAGGAGGCTGTCATTCTCCAGGAGCTATCTCATATCGAAGCTACAACGGTTTCCCAGATTATCGCCCAGGTTGACACAGCGTTGATAGATGGCCTGGCAATCCAGGAGATTCAACAGGCTTTGGATGACATTGGATTATTTGGTCCGGTCCGATCACTCAGGATTTCACGCACCGTTACCGGAGCAGCAGCGTCCATCGGGCAATTAGCTTCAGGATCCTTATCTGGTGCGTCGTTTAAGACCTGGCAAACATCAGGGCTGAATGTTCGGGACGCTCACTCGATGCGGGATGGTGAAACGGTCGGGATCAATGATCGCTTTTCCGTGCAACTCGGCTCCTCGGTCGGCCCGAGATTCCCAGGAGATCCAGAAATTTCTGCGGCTGACAGAATAAATTGTCGTTGCTCGCTCACATTTGCTTAGCCCTGGTTTATTATCCCACGTATCTAGGAGTTTTCAAAATATGAATGAACGAGAATTAAGAAGTAGCAGGGATATTGAATTACGTGCCGATGGCGATGCCGGGGAATTTTCCGGGTATATCACCAAGTGGGGTACGGTCGATTCATACAATTCAACGTTCATTGAAGGTGCGTTTAAAAAAACAATCAAGGAACGTGGCCATCGTATCAAGGTTCTTTACGACCACGGAGAAAAAACTGGGAACAGTCGTCTGATCGGAAAGCTCATTGAAATCCGCGAGGATTCAATTGGCGTTTTTGTTCGTGGCAAACTGACGATGGACGTGGAAGAGGCGCGCGACGCCTTTGCTCACATGAAAGCTGAAGTTCTGGACACGTTATCATTTGGCTTCAAGACAATCCGCGATCGCTGGGTTGACGGTGTTCGACAAATCCTTGAAGTCAAACTTTTCGAAGTTTCCCCCGTTACATTTGAAGCCAACGAGGCCGCCATGATCACTGACGTTCGCAAGGATGGTGAAAACACCACAGAAGAGCGGGCAACGAATTATGATGAAACCGCCAAACACCAGGAATTGATGCGTGGGGGTTGGACGTTGACTGACGCCCTTTCGACCACACTCATGGATATTTGGTGGGACACTGATACAACCGCCGAAAATATCACAGGTTTACTGGATGACGCCCTGACGAGTTTCCACGCGGCATACCTGGCGTGGGCCCAGGAATTCGTCGAGACATTCTGGACTGACAACGAGCAACGCTCCAAGCCGAACACCAACGAACTGCGCGCTGCATTTTCTGCGTACGTTGACGGCCGTTCACTTGAGTCTATCGCCGCTGAGTCTGAATTCACGGTCGATGAGCTGCGTGCACTCGAATCTGGCCAGTTGCTCGCTCCTGGTAGTCGTCATAAACTTGCGGCGTTATCTGATGAGGTTCGTAGCGCGCACCAGAGTGTTCGTAGAACCTTGGTTGAATCCCTCTGTACGGAATTACGTCAGGCCGGAATCAGCCATGCCGAGCAAACCAGGTTTTCTGCTCTGTTGAACGCAGCGACCTCCAACAACGAATCGAACGAAGAACGCGGGGAAGCTTTCGATCTGTCTCCGATCCTGGATGCTGTGTCGGGGCTTTCCTGGAACACCTAACCCAACGAGGAGAAAAAAGATGGCTGAGAAAAAAGATCTCACTGCCGTGGTTGAGCAGATCAACCGAACTTTTGATGAACTGCGCACGGCCAATGATGCGCGGCTCACTGAAATTGAGAAGCGTGGCGAAGCAACCGCCGAGACAAACGCCAAGGTCGACAAGATCAACGCCGACCTGACCGAGCTCAGAACCACCATGAACACCCTGGAGCGTCAGATCGCTCACGCCAACCTCCCTGCCGGCGAGTCCCGTGAGACTACCGAGGACATGGAAAAACGCCATGACCTGTTCCTGCGCGGCATCCGACACGACGATTTCAGCGAGTACCGTACTCTCGACGGTTCCACTGACGCCGACGGTGGCATCTTGATTCCGCCGTCCTTCGAGCAGGGGATTCTCATGCAGGCCTATGACGAGGCTGACGTGCGTGGTGTTTGTCAGGTTGGTCCAACCGGACGGGACCTGGTGATTTTCAGCTCCATGCAGAAGCCGTCGGTTGCCTGGGGATCCGGTAACATCAGCAAGCAGACTTCGAAGACCGGCGCCGAGCGCATGGGTATCTTCGACCTGCGCGCTCTGATCACCATCAGTAACAACACCCTCGAGGATGCTGAGGCCAACATCGTCGCCGAATTGACGATGGCATTTGGTCAGGCCCTGGCTGAGGCTGAGGATGATGCCTTCGTCGTCGGTACTGGCGTTGAGCAGCCGCACGGAATCATGACCGACGCCGACATCCTGGCTCGTTTTGTTAAGACCGGTGTTGCTGCGGCCATCTCCGACGCCAACAACAACGGCATCGATCCTCTGATCGAGGCCCTGTACAAGCTGAAGAAGGTCTACCGCCGTCGTGCAACCTTCGCCTTCAATAGCACCACTGAGGGCGCTGTCCGGAAGCTCAAGGACAGTGACGGCCAATACCTCTGGCAGCCACCGGTCCAGGCAGGCGCTCCGGCGACCTTGCTCGGCAAGCCGATCATCAACCCTGAAGGCATGGACGACATTGGCGCCAACAAGTATCCGATGCTCGTCGGTGATTTCACTCAGTACAAGATCCGCGATCGCGCAGGCATGTCCGTCCAGCGGTTGTCCGAGCGCTACGCCGACGATGATGAGACTGGATTCATCATCAAGAAGCGTCTTGGCGGCAAGCCTGTCCAGTACGAGGCCTTCACTCCGATCAAGTGCTCGGCGTAACCTGGAACAAAGATCAGCCTGGCTCTTCGGAGCCAGGTTAAATTTCAACAACGAATAGGAGATATAGCCCATGCGCGAAGACCAGAAAACAAATCAGGATACCACTGTTGCCGCGAATATCGTGGTTGCTGATGGTGTCGGAGCTGTCAACGGTGCCGCCATTGATATGGCAAGCTACCGGAATCTCGAGGTCGCCGTCACCCTGCTCAACAAAGGTGCTGCAGGGACCGTCGATGCCAAGCTCCAGCACTCCCCGGACAATGCCACCTGGACGGATGAGGATGGCACCACCGGGAACAGCACCTCGATCACTCAGCAGACCGCTGACGATGAGATCGAGAGCCTGTACGTTGTTCGGCCGCAGGCGCGTTACTACCGGGCGGTTGTTACCGCCGGTGCGAACGCCCTCGACGCCTGCGCCCTGAACATCGCCGGCCCGAAAACCAGGATCAAGGCTGAGTCCTGATTAAACTCAAATCGTTGATGGCCCCTGGAAACGGGGGCCATCTTTGAGGTTGTTATGTCATTCGAGCTCTTGCCATTTGAAAGCATTAAGGACCTCTTGAATCTTGACGGCGACGCTATTTCCGATTACCCGGCGCTGGCGATCATCAAGTTGAGTGTTGAGGCGGCAATTGAGGAGGAGCTCGGTCGAAGCCTGGAGCTGAAAGCCAGGACAGAAACCATCCTGATCGGAGAATCTCGAAATTATGTCGATCTCGTTGGTATCCCCATCGCCTCCGTTTCCTCGGTTGTCGTTACCTACCTGGATGGGTCGACGCAGACCTTAACATCCACAGAGTATCGAATTGCTTCTGGTGGAGTGTATCTCCTGGCATCAGTGGAAAATGTCACGGTTACTGTCACCTACTCCGGTGGATTGTCTGAACCAACTGAAGCCATGATCCGGTCGGCTTTACTTCAAGTTGCCTATGAATACCAGAACAAGGAAAACATCGGAGCCTCGTCCGTTTCAACTGATGGTGGATCCGTTTCCATTCCAGCGCTCAACCTGTTACCAGTCGTAAAAAACCTGCTTGATGGCTTCAAACACCCCAGTAGGATTTCATAGTGTCTGTTGATATTGAAATTCGCGGGCTGCAGGAAGTTCTTGATTCATTAGAGAATTTACCGGAGGAGTTGTTTGAAGAAACCCGGGAGATTTTTAAGGAACGAACTTTCGCAGCTCATCGCAAAGTGACAAGTAACCTTGTCGGCGGTCCAATGTACAGTCGAACCGGACTGTTGAGGAAATCGATCAGGACGCAAGTCTCAGGCAACAGCCTGGACAACCTGCGTGCCGGGGTTTATTCTGCTGGAAAAGTTCGAGGCCAGGATGTCGTTTATGCACCGATTCATGAATTCGGAGGAACGGTCCGCGCCAAACGTGCCTATAAGGGCGTCCCAGGCGGCCCGTATCTCAATATCCCAACAAGGCATAACAAAACGCCTGCCGGAGTCACAAGGATGTCCGCCAGGGACGTTTTTAACGCCGGAGGCTATATCGCCAGAATGCGCTCTGGAGTTTATGGCGTATTTGTGGATAACAAATTAATGTACACTCTCCACAAAGAGGTGAGGATCAAGGCCAGGCTTGGTATGAGAGATGCCGTTGAAGGAGAGATCCCCACACTTCTCAGTCAAATTGCGGGCATTGATTTATGACACCAGCTGAAACAAGCATACTGAATGAGATCGAGGCTCGACTTTCCAGTATAAAAACGAGCAACGGTTATTCGCTCACCGTGAAAAAAGTGACTCGCGGCAGGCTCAAACCATTCCAGCCAGGTGATATACCTGCTATTAATTATTGGCCAGTCGAGCATACTCGTGAAGATTCCGAGTACGATCTTGACAAACACACGATCAGGGTCGTGGTTGATATGCGGGATGTTACCAGGGATGAAACTTTCCCTGACCTCGCCGCAAAGATGGCCGCTGATATTATCACGGCATTGAATCGAAGTACTGCGTCCCCAGCCGTGAGTGACGATGAGGACCCAGAGCTTGGCGAGACGGTATCAGCTCTTGATCTTTCATCGATAGGTTACCAGATAGGTGAAGGACAACAACCTTGGGTCGGGGTTGTCCTGGAAATGAATGTCGTTTATAGATCAGACTCTTCAGATATGTTTAACTACCAGCCATAAAGGAGAAGACAAATGGCACGCTCAAAAAATGCAAAAATCATGATGGAGCAGGGCCAGTCCCTCGTTGATTTCGTCGCCCTGACGGATAGCGGGGATCACACCATTTTCAATCCGGCGGACCTCTTGCTGTCTGGCAAAGATGGTTTTGCCCCTGACATCAAGCCGAACGGAATCGTGACTGGCCTGAACCTGGTCATCGCCGCCGTTTCCGGCTCCAACGATGTTGTGGACGTCAAGGCGTTCACCGCGAACAGTAAGGGCACCGTCCACTCGGTTGCCGCTGCAACCGACGAATCGATCACTCGCCCAGCAACGGACGTAGCAAAGGTCAATTCGATCACCATGGACGATACCGGAGCCATCGCCGTGATTGCAGGTACCGACGGTGCTACCGCAGCCTTCTCCGAGTCAAGAGGGGTTGCCGGCGGACCTCCGTACATCCCGGTCGATTCGGTTGAAATCGGGCAGGTGCGCCTGACCACTACTGCTGCCGCTCCGATTACCGCTGCGGAAATTTACCAGACCATCGGTCAACATGCTGAAAGTGCAAGCTACCCGGCCTACACCATGAACAACATCGGGGAAGGAACACTTTCCGATGAGTCGGCGAAAGTTAACGCTTTCCTCGAGTTCGTCGAGGCGCTCCCGCTGGCTCATACTGGGGACACTCCGAAAAAGGTCTGGGTGAAGTACTACACGCCGAGTTTGGCAATGCTGCAGAAAACCAGTGACTTCGTTCCCGCCGAAACGGCGAACTCTGTGTCTACCGAAGAGTATTATGGCGGAGAGGTGGCCTCCGTTTCCTCGAGCTTAAACCAGGCGTCCTTCACTTCTCTTTTGAATGACGGAGTTAATGATCCTGAGATTGCCGCCAAGGGTGAGGTCATCACCTTCAAGTTCTATCCGAATCGGACGAAAGCGGCTTTCATCGTGACTCAGGGAACAGTGAGCCTGTCGAGAACCTTTGCGGTCGCTGATCAGATCGCCACCACTGTGACCATCTCACCGGAAGTTGAATCCTCCGAATTCGCAAGCTAACAATCAACGGGGGTGGGGTTTATTCCCCACCCCTTTTTCGGAGTTATGTCATGACTTTTGATGAAGCAGCATTTAATTCCGCTCAACTCACGGCCAGGACGAAAGATGTCCCTGTTCCTGAGCTTGCGGAATTCTTTAAAGAGGAAAAAAATCCTGTTTGGCAGGTGCGTGGTTTATCTGGCCATGAGGTCGCACTCGCCAATCTAGCTGTCCAAAAGAACAGCAGCATAGTTGCGCTCATTGAGGCTATTACTGGCGGAACCAAGGACGAGAAAACCGAAGCCATAAAAGAGTTGCTAGGAGTCGAGACAGAAGAAACTCCGGCCGACCTCGCCAAGAGGATTTCTATGCTATCCCACGGGTCCGTTGTGCCAGAGTGCTCCGAATCCTTGGCAGTTCGACTCGCGTCGAAGTTCCCCGTAACATTTTACACCTTGACCAATGAGATCACCACACTGACTGGGCTCGGGGCGGAAGTGGGAAAGCCCAAGCCCTCTGGAAAAGACCAGACGTCCAAATGAGCCTTGCGTTATGCGACGCGCATAACAAATTTCTTTATGAGGCGAGACCAGATATTTTTCCGGAGGGTTTCCAAACCGTTTTAGAAGCAGAGTTGTGGTCGATTCATTTCGAAAAGAAACACGAAAGGCAGACTGCCAATGCCCAGCGTAAGTAGAACGATTGAGATTTTATTTACCGCCGTTGACCAAACCGGTGGCGGGTTGAGTAGCGTCTCTGATAAGCTGGGATCTTTGAATAGCAGTGTTGCTGGGGCGACGCAACCGTTTGCAGATTTCGGTGCGCTGGTCTTGAAGGCGGATGCCGCGTTGCTTGCCCTCGCCGGTGGTGGCCTGGCGTACGCTTTCAACGAGTCGAAGAAATTCGAATCGGCAACGGTTGAGCTTCGCAAGGTTCTCGGTGACTTTCCCGATCAGCTTGAGGCCGCTCAGGATAACGCTCTTGACCTGTCGGCTACCTATGGGGTCGCAGCGAGGGACGTCCTCGCATCGACGGCGGCGTTCAAGCAGGCCGGGTTCGATGTTCAGGAATCAATGGACCTGGCAAAGAACTCCCTGGATCTTGTCATCGCCGGTGATATCGAAGCAGCCGAAGCGTCGAACATCCTGGTCTCTGCCCTCAAAGGTTTCAAGGCTCCGGCATCCGACGCTGCCAGGCTGATTGATGTCCTCAACGAGGTATCGAACAACTATGCCACCGATGTTCAGCAGCTTGGAATCGGGATGGCAAAGCTCTCCCCAATCGCGAGCCAGATGGGGTTTTCCTTCGAGGAAACAGCTGGTGTCCTGACCCCGGTCATTGAGGTTTTCCGATCTGGTGACGAAGCGGCAATCGCTCTCAAAACGGGTCTTCTCAAACTGATCGACGATGCCAAGCCGGTCCGCGACGCCCTGGCATCCATCGGGGTCAGCCAAACCGACGCCAACGGTCAACTCCGCTCCGGTAAAGATATCCTTTTCGACGTCGCATCGGCATTCACCACGGCGGACAATAATCAGAAGACTTTCCTGGCATCTCAGCTCGTCGGTATCCAACAAGCCGCCAGGATGGTCGAGGTATTTGATGGCCTCTCCAAATCAACGGAGGTCTCCGCCACCGCGATGAAATCGGCCGGCTCTGCTGCGGCAGAAGTCGCCGCCAGGCTATCCTCATCTGAGGTCGCTGTGAATCGCTTTGTCACCGGCTTCAATAACCTGTCGATTGCAATCGGAGATGAATTCCGAGCAGCAGCCGTCGAAGCGATTAACGGCGGGACCGAG